TATATAATACCCTGCAGCGGGGCCTATTGTGGGGTCGCTGTAGACACCATACGGTCAGGGGCATATGGTAGAACAGTGATGATATCCTGGATCTAGAGTGGTTCTAGAGTGGTGTAAACTAGGCCAAACGAGTCAGAACCATAGACTCTACTGTAGAGATCATAGCTAAAAAATTATTTCAGAATGGTGGAATGAGAGGCTATGCAAAAATCACACTTTTTCACACTTTTCTGCACTTTTCTACACAATCGATAATCATGTACCCTACGCAGCGGGGCCTATATAGGCTCTCAGTGTTTCTCCGGGATCAGTAAATCACACTTTTTGCTACTTACTGATCAAGTCTGCGCTGTTGCTTTCTATAACATCCTCTACTATACAATATGTTGCGACGCCATTTGCACACTGTTCAAACTCTCGATCATCCTCTACCACACGATCTAGTCGTTCTGTAAAACCCAAAGCTCTATTGCGTAGACGTTGTGCTATACGTGCTCCAGCCAGAGTCTTGTACCATTTCAATCTGCGTAGACTGTCTTTATGTACTAGATAGTATACTGTCGCTATAGTACTAACTTCATTTACTGTCATCAGTAATACGCTGTTGCAGTTCATTTACCATACGTGTGAGTTCTTCAATCTGCTTCTGCTGAGCTGTGATCTGTTCTTGACAGCAGCGTGTCCAATAGGCCATTTTACGCAGTTGATCCTGACTACGGAATGCTTCAAATGTATCAAACTCATGTAAGGGTATGGGTCTAGCTCGATTGCTGTATATGATCATAGTGTTGTCCTTTATATAATTCTCTGGGCTCGCGCAGCGTTACTCTCTTACAGTAGCTTATAGCATCATTAACTTGCCTATCAGCAAGCCCACGCCAAAAGCATTTACACACAGTACTATTAGAGTTACTGCCCAGTATAACTCATTCATTACAAGAGTTTCCAGCCAGTTCCAGTAGCGCATAGGGATATTTATGGTTAACTAACATATTAATCACTGTATATGAACAAGTTTAAACATCTACACGGACATCCAGTTCAACGCTGTTACGCAGTGCTAACTCAGCATAGAGATTACTTTAAGATACTACGTTGGGTAGAAGTTAGGAACTTCCAGATCGAAATACATCTTAATCGCACACGCTTTTGGATTCCAGAGGGCCAAGTGCTGACAGAGTTTCTATTACGGTTCAGTGACAGTGTTATCTACGTCAATGAGCATGATTTGATCTGCTGAGAAATCCCCTAAAAAATTGCGCTGTCGCGCTGCTCTTCGAGCAGCATCGTGAATCATGACTCTGTCCAAAATGACTCTATTACTAAACTCTGTGAATGATTCCTGTTGGTGTAAATACAGTATGAGAAAAATAATCATAGTTCTATCATTGTTAGTGTTATCTGGATGCAGTTCTATTAAAGGACTGATCGCAGAGATACCTTCATTCAACGACTCAAATCAAAGTAGTCGTATCATCGATGTGCGACAGAGCATAGAGCAGATTGACTGCGGTCAACCACAACTGGCACAGGCTCAGCGAGTACAGTCAAACCTACAGTGGTTTCACTTGTACAGTGAGTCAGCAGGACTACGTCATACAGATGTACTGAGACTGACAGCACCTATGGAAGAAACTGTCAACGAATGGGCAGCTAGAGCTAGTAAAGCAGAACCCAGTAAACTCTACTGCGATCTCAAAAAAAACATATTACGTGATCAAGCACGTTCAGCTGCATCAGCTGTATTAGGGAGATATTGATGTTTAACGAATGGAGCAAGGTAGACAGAGATTGGTACGATCAACTCTTAGCACAGGGTCACACAGTGACTATTCCTCAGCCCCCTGAAGCTGATCACACACAGCCCATAGACTACGCAAAGCGTTGGTTCCTAACTGGGCCTATGGAAGTCAATGGCACATGGACACTCAAGTACGTGGAAATGCCGCTGACAGCACTGGAAAAGGCTCGCGATCTAGAAACAGTAAATATAGCAGCACGTACAGGTCGTGACAAGCGACTACGTGCCAGTGACATCATGGTCATGCCCGATCGTTGGCAAAGCTATGATCCTGCAACACAGCAGGCCTGGACCACATACAGAGCACAGCTAAGAGATTTACCCACACAAGCAGGGTGGCCCTGGACTATTGATTGGCCTACAAGCCCTACAGGAGAGCGTTAACATGAGTCAGCAACTACAGGAAATAGCCAACCAAACACAGGAACCCTGGGCAGCTCACAGAGCACAGTATGCTCTACAGATAGTAGAAGCTGTGAACGCAGGTGAAATGACTCCAGACGAGGGTCAGGAACTCATGCGTGATCTAGTACGCATGGACAAGTTGGACTCTGAGTCCAGTAACATGGCACTGAAAACCGCACTGGTCACAGCAGTGTTTCTAGCAGCGAACTTACCCATATGAAAATCAGTGAAATCATACGTGAAACCCTAGTAGATGAAGAGCCTGCTTCAAGAGCTCTTTGCACATCAGGCAAGCCTGATTCGGCTCTGGGTGCCAGCCAGTTGGCATCCTGCAAGTCGCAGGGCTATCGCAGCCGTGAAGGTGGTAAAAGCCACAAAGTAGGTCACGAACGTGTTAAAGTACGTGGAAAGAAAATCAAGGGCAAGAAGTACGGCGGCCCACTTCCAGACTGGAGTTAAACAATGCTTGAGCGACCTAGGGCTACAGATCTACTGATTGCGCCTCCTGGGATTCCAGACCCACGATTTGAAAAGTCAGTGCTGTTACTCAGCCACGATCATCGTGGGGGTGCATTTGCACTATGCCTAAACAAGATCACTGAGCATACTGTACAGGATGTCACACGTGAACTAGACCTAGACATGAACATCAACTACCCTATGTATTGGGGTGGGCCAGTAAGCCCTGGTACCATATGGATGTTGCACAGCAGTGAATGGGAGTGTGAACACACAGTTCCTATCGCAGAAGGGTGGTCAATGACCAGCAATGAACAGATGTTCTATCACCTAGCAGATGGGGACTGCCCCCGACATTTCCGTCTCACCTTTGGCTACTGCTCTTGGGCCCCAGGCCAGCTACGTGCAGAGCTAGAGGGCATACACCCTTGGAAGAAACAGAACTCCTGGCTGGTAGCACACAACCCTGGGGCTGAATGGCTGTTCGAACAGGCTGAGGATGATCTGTGGATGTCAACCACAGCACTCTGCGGTCAACAGGCTGTGAGCAGCTGGCTCTAGCCTACCAAGCCCAACTGACCAAACTGTAACGTATACCCTCTGTAATGGGCTCAACCCTGTGGGGGTATAGGAACACAGAAGGAAACACCATGACGCTGCCTGCGGGCAAGGGTATATGGGTATCCTCAAACATCACGAACTCCCCACCCTTGTAGTTGTCGTTAAGCGCACCCACTACGCTGAGTATGGGTATGCCCTTGCGATCACCATCAAAGAGGTCATAGATGTGATCACAGTGCTGTTCCATTACGTTGTTAATTTGATAGCGATTGTAGCGTGGCCTACTGATACCCGAGCCCCCACGTAGCCCAGGGTCAGCAAGTTCGTTGACATAGGCCTGTAGAGCAGTGGCCACACAATGGGCCACATGATCTGTGATCACAGGGCTGTGTCCGTCTGTGACTGTGAGCTCTTGTTCACTGTGATGTTCAATGGGCTCAGCACCATAGCCCTGCCAGCTGTGGGCTCGCCATTCTGCTCGGGCTAGATCATCCAGAACTGCGGCACAGAGACTGGGGGTGATGACCCCAGGGTAGACCTTGATGTAGTCTGTGAGCTGACGCACTTAGATCTTTTCGCCTTTGATAAAGCCACGGAAGCGCAGGAATCGAGGAAAGCGCAGACTGTATGAGCCGTCTTGATTCTGTGTAACAGCATCTGCTCGGACTTCGACTACCTGACCAAGTAGAGTATCCCTTGATGTAAAATAATTATCCCTATCACTGTCAGTAAAACCTGACCCCACATTGACCTTGATTTCTTTGCCATCATCTACTCCTTCGCATACCAGCGCACCTAACTTGCCTTCATTTCGACCTGTGCCTTCTTCTACCGCGGTAATCGAAAGACTAACTTCGATAAAAGGCTTTTGTTTGAGCCAAGCAGTAGATCGTTTGCACTCATATTTGGCATCTGGATCTTTGATCATGATGCCTTCAAAGCCCTTGGCCACCATTTCTTTGTTGTAGTCCTTGTATTCAATCTCACCCAGGAACTCGTCTAGGTTAACTTCTTTCTGTGTGATAATGTCCACACAGCCTGTCATGTCAAACACAGGCTTGAAGCTTTTCAGTAGGTTACTGCGTCGACGCTGACCCTGTACGCTGATGCCCTGTTTGAATTCTACCAAAGGCACGATATCAAACAGCATGAGTCGAGCATCTTCGCTCTGTACGTCACTCTTGCGATGCACCTGTGTCATCAGCTCTTGGAATGAGTTAGACACAACTTCACCGTCCAATACGTAACTGCGACCCAGCTCATCGATGTGTTCTAGGATAGCAGTAGTGATGTGCTCAAAGTTCTCAAGCACCTTGCCGTTGCGTGTGTACATGGTAACAGTACGACTTTCAAAGTCCACAACTGTGACAGCACGAACACCGTCCAACTTGGGCTCAAGCAGTTTCTTGCCTGTGATCTTCTTTTCGTGATTGGCACCATCGTGCGCCAACATGCATTCAAACACCGGCACCTTATAGGCATCTTTGCCCGTTTTCTTAGCCACTGTGTTTACTGTTTTTTCGCTGACTCCGCAACGAAGATCCTTGATAAGGATTCTACGATAAAAATCATTCCACTGAACATCAGTAGCAACTCCCATTGCGAGGTTAACAGCGTCACGAGCAGCGTGACCAGTAAGCTCACGACGGTAAAGGCTTTCCGCCAACTGTTTGAAATTATCCCAACTAAGTCCTTGTCCACCTTTTTCCTCCTTGATAGGAACCTGCTTGACACCAAATGTATAGAGCTTGTCTAGGCACATAGTAACACCTTCAAAGAACTCGTCGAGCCCTTCGTTCATTGCAGTCTCTAGGATAGCTTCTTTGGCCAAACGACTGTTGTCAGCTTCTAGGGCTTGGATGATTGATTCGGGTTGGGTGCGCATTATGCTGTCTCCATTTCATTAACATGTTTACAAACGCCACGGAAGGTAAATCCCGGGCAGGTACAGGTGTTGGCTTCTGTGTCAACACTATATGTATTGCCCTTGCTACCCACAACTGTTTTAATGTGAGCCAAGGGCTTGACGTTTTGGAAAGGGTTGGGTGTTACTTCTGTAAACTTACGTCCACGCTTGTCAAAGCCCTTGATTGGGTTCTTAAAGTAAAATGGAGTAGTTTCACCCTGTTTGATGTAAGCAACAAGATTGTTACTGTCTAACAGATAGATGTGATTTGGGTGAGGCCAATCTGTGATTTCTTGTAGGGCTTGCATTACTGCCTTTCTGTGTGTCTAACTATTACTAATAGTATAGCACCTTTGGGCAGAGCTGTCAACCCCTGTTGTTATTTTACCACAGTTATTTGATTAAGATCTGTGCGGCCATTGCACGGCTTTGTTTTTCGGCTGCGTTAACCAAATATCCGTGTCCTGCTTTGCCCATGTATTGAGCAAACTCTTGTCCGTTTTCAACGTATTGATATGTTGTTAGTCCTAGAGCTAATACGCCATTCCAGCCACCGTGTGCTTTGTAGGTATCAAACACATGAGCTTGCCAAACGTTCTTGAATCCAGGCTTGCCAAATGCTGCCACAACATCGGGCAACACTTTACCAAACCAACCTTCGCAGACTGCTTCAATAAATGCTTCTGCGTAGTCCGCATCAGGAAACGGACGTTCACCGTCTAACACCGTATAACTGGTCATATTGAGTTGTTTTAGAACTTCTAATGCAGGACGTTGATTAACTGGCATATCCCAGATTCTACCAGCCGCACCTTTTTTGGCTCTACTGGCTTTGACTTCTACTTTTACACCGTTAACAACAATGTCACCTGGTGAACCGTAAGTGATGTTTGGGCTAAGGATAGCTAGAGCAGCTTCACCAGGACCAGCATCTGTTTTACCGCCGTACTCGTGAAAGATCTTTTCAAAGAGTTTCTTGGCAAACGGATCTGTGATAACTGACAGCAGTTCTGCAGGTTTCTGCATACCACCACTAGGTATCAATGCTTTGGTGTTGACAGGGTCAAACTCTGGGTTCGCAAACTTCAGCATAAAGTCTTTGACTTCTTTTGAATCACCTAAAGTAGGAATAGCCTGAACTAACCATTTTGCTGCTTTAATAGCATCAGGGTCTCTGCGTCTATGCTCAATGTATTCTTTGATACGATTGCCCATGGGTTCGCCGACGATCTGTTTATAGACCTGCGGGAATATAGGTGCATCGTCAGGCAGCTTGTTTAGGCTCTTTAGAACCATGCGCTTTGTTTGCGCATCTTCAAATAGGAATTCAAATGCTCTCATAGCTGTATTTAGCCTAAGAAGTCCTGCCAGCTGGGATGGTAAAGATGATATCCCTGCTTTCTACGCTTTTCAGCAAGTTCCCACCAATCTGGTTTGTAAGGCATACGCTTTGGTTTCATCTTGGTCTTATCGGCTTTGATGTAGTTACAGCTCTTACAGGCCGTAGTTAGGTTCAGCCAAGTGCTTTTACCGCCAAGGCTAACAGGCTGTATGTGATCCAATGTGGCATTGGTTGTGTCGCAATGCTCATCACAATATTGACAGATATACTGATCTCGTAGGAATACATTACGCTTGCTCAAGCGAACATAGTTCTTGGTCTTTTGGTATTCTTTGAGCATGATGATCGCAGGAACTTTGGTTTCCCAACGAGCTGAACGCACGATCCAATCATCATACCAACTCATTACTACCACTTTATCCAAGACGAGATAGCGGATGGCTTCTTGCCAATCCACTGTGCTTAGGGGTAGCAGACTCACAGGCTGTGCATCTGCGTTTAAAACTAGAGTTGTCATTGTGATTACTTCTTTAGAGTATTTACGTCATCATTCATTATACAGTCAATATAACTTGCTCTACAAGACGTTTTCGTATAAATTAATACAATGAAGATATTAATCACAGGTGCTACAGGTTTTCTAGGACGCAATTTGGTAAGATACCTTAGCCAGTTCAAAGATGAACTCATGCTAACTGACTTGCCGCCCTATCTGTTTGATGCTGCGGTCAAGGAAAACTGGTGGATGGGGCATAACATATTCCACTGTGATCTTGATACCAATCTTGCAGAGTTTAGCCAACACATTGACAATGTTGACACAGTCGTACATCTAGCCAATCGAACACGCATTACTCCTAGTTGGGTTGACTACGATCAATATTACAAAACAAACATTACATCAACACAAAGGCTGTTTGAAATCTGCCAGCTCAAAGGCGTTAAAAGATTTATCTACATCAGTTCCAGCAGCGTCTACGGCAACAACGGAACACAAGAACAAACAGAAGATAGTCTACTGCGGCCAACTAATCCCTATGCTGTCAGCAAGGTAGCTGCCGAAATGGCATTGTCTGTACAAGCTACCAAAGGCACGACAGAACTGGTTATAGTTAGACCCTTTACTATGTACGGAGACTTCATGGAC